GTAAAGTTTTCTTGTTTAGATATGGTAAGAAGATATTTGACAAACTTATGGCTGCAATGCAACCTGAGTTCGAAGATGAATCACCTATCAATCCTTTTGATTTTTGGAAGGGTGCGAACTTTAAGTTGAAGATTAGAAAGGTTGACGGTTATTGGAACTATGATAAGTCAGAGTTTGAAAAACCATCTGCAATTCTAGATGACGATAGTACGATTGAAAGAATTTGGAAAGAACAGTATTCACTGGCAGACTTCACTGCACCAAGTAACTTTAAATCGTATGAAGAACTTAAGACTAGGTTAGACGCAGTTCTATCTGGTAAACAAGTGGTAAGTAATCAAACAGTTGTTGATGATGCCGTTGTTGCACCAAAGGTAGATACGAAACCTGTTGAGAATGTAGTTAAAGAAGAAGAAGACACTATGGACTACTTCAATAAACTTGCGAATGCTTAACCAGTAGTTTCTGAAACTGCTTTTAACAAACCATTTCCAGAAGTGATAGCTCCATTACCAAGTTGGTAACTTGAGGTGTTACTTCTGGAACTTGCATCTATTATCTGATTATTATTAATAACATTACCCACACCACCAAAATCATCAACTGAACCACCTGTTGGAGTGACTGCACTTGCATCTTTAGTTACAGGTGATAAATTTGATGAACCACCTCCACCACCACTTACTGCAGCTTGACCATAAGAACCCATACTTGACCTTTCATCTGGTGTGGTCGCATTATCTACTTTACCTATACCACCCTTACCAAGTAATCTTGCAGCTTTACCGATAGAACCAGTTAAAGGAAGTCCAAGAGCATATTCTGCAAGTGCAGTCCCTAACATATCACCACCAAGTCCACCTAAAATAGTTCCTATTCCTAAACCAGCAATAGTTCCAATGCCAGGAAACATTATAGTTCCAAGAGCTGCACCAGCACTTGCACCTAACCCAGCACCAGCAAGACCTGTGAATAAACCTGCTATTTGTGGTGCGAGTTCTGCTGGGGATTTACCACTTATTAATTCATTTACTAAAAATGCACCTGTAAGTATTTTTCCTACAGGCCCCAATTTACCAGCAATCTTTGCAATTCTACCATAATTAGGAAACTTTTTCATAGCTGCAGCTAACTTATCTGCACTTGCTTTTTTTCTCATATCTTTTGCATCAACTACTTGACCAGCTTTATTTACTGCAAGACCTTGTTTGTTTAATTGTTTTCTTTCATATTTTGTTAAATTTTTTCCCTTATCACCAAAAGGTTTACCAGATTTTGTTGTTGGTGTTGTTGTATCTTTAGGAACTTTAGTTGGGTCTATTTTGTTTGTCATACTATTAAATAGTGCTTTAACACCAGTTACAGCTGCAACAAATCCTGCTATACTTCTACCTATACCTAATAACTTTAATCCTACAAGTGCAGCTGCACCAATTGCTAATTTTTTTGCAAGTGATGTTTCAACATTTGGGTCGAAGACATCTTTTACTGCTTGACCAAAACCATCTAAAATACTTCCAAATGCTTTTGCAGTACCACCTTCCTCTGTAAATAACAAAAAGAAATCTTTTACTCTTATAAAAAAGTTTTTAATTGCTGGTATACCTGTTTCTTCCATATATTTTACAAAGTCTTTTGCTTCTTGACTGTTTAAAATTTTAGGTAACATTACGAGAAGACCAATCAATGCAGCTTTCTTTAGAAGACCAAAAACACCACCGATAGCACCACCTGCTTTAGCCATAAAACCATCTTTAATAGATTTACCTATGTTGTTTATACCTAATAATGTTTTTTGGGATAAAGATAAAGCTTTCCTATCTTTTGAGGATTGTTCTTTAAGTATCTCAATTCTTTCACTTGGTGATTCTGCATTTTTAAGTCTTTCTCTTAATTCTGCTTTTTGTAGTTTGATTGATTCTTTTTGAAACTTTTTATTCTTCTCTGGGTCAAGTCCTTTGTCCTTTAAGTCATTACCTAATTCTTCAAGAAATGCAGATTGTCTATCTGTTCCCTCAAGATTTTTTACTCGAAGTCCAAACTCTTCTTTTCTAATTTTTATCTCTGCGTCTTTAATCACTCTATCTTTAGATGCGTCTTTACCACTTGCAATTGCTTCGTCTTTCATTCTCTCAACAGAAGTTTTCATTGCGTCAATTCTTTGCATATCTTTACTTCGTTCTGCTTCTACTTTTTTAGAAAATTTTTGACTTTCTTCTATACTCTCTATCTTTGCAGTTGCCTCTACAAACTTATCAATTCCAGCTTTTTTTAGTTGTTCTCCTATTTTTGTAATTGCTTTTTTATCACTATCTTGTTGTGCTTTTGCAAGTTTTTTCTGTAAATCTTGTATTTTTTTACTATCTAACTTTTCTAAAATTTTGTTTTGTTTTTCAATTTCATTTGTGTCTTTTATCTTTTGCAACTGTCTATCTGCAGCTTCTTTTTTATTCGCAGATTGTTGTTCCTCAAGTAGTTTTGCAGTTAGTTGTTCTAATTTATCAGCCATTATTTCTTCTTCTTATCTACATATGCATTCGCACCAAAGAATGCAGCTACTAATGCTGAAATCGCAACAAAGTATGTTGGTGCAATATCTGCTAATAGTTGTCCTGTTGTGTCATAACCTATGAGGTCTGCAATCACGATACCGATTGGATATACTAACATACCAATCAATGCGAACCATGTCATTTTTCTCATTGCATCTCTTCTTGCATCAGCATCTTCTAATTCTCTTCTTTTAAATTCCAAATCCATCTCTAATTCTTCTTTTGAGATGTGTCCGTCACCATTTAAATCTTTACTCGCAACCTCATTATCAACAGTCTTTGTTATCTTGTCTGCCATGCGACTATCCTCTCTGTTTTTGTCTTTCCTTCTCTATTTTTTTATTCTCTTCCTCAATGTGTTGAGATAAAAGATTAATGTAAATCTCTCTCTCCCACGGCATCATATCTTCTAGTTCTGTCAAACTATATTTATGGTGTTGCATCATTGCAAAATTAGTCTTATAATAATTAAAAAGACTCTCGTGTGAGAGTCCTATCCTAAAAAATTTTGGAGGCCCTCCAAAGATACCTCACTTTTTACATTTGTCTTTGGATTAGTGATTTGCACAACATGACGCAGTTTAGGACTTGTATCGAAAAAATAAATAACATTATCTAACATTTCATTATTCATTGAGTCAATAAAATCATCTAATTCTTTCTTAGTCATGTCAACTCTTTGGTATGTCTTTTCACCCCATTCTATTCTTTCAATACAAGTATTCATTATATCAAAAACTTTATCTGTCATATTACCCTCAAGAATACTATCTTTCATATCTGCAAGAACTGGATATCGCATATACAATTTAATATCATCATTTAATTGTATTATATTTGTGTGGTCAGCTGTCATATGAACATTAATATCCTCTATGTTCATCTTTACTTTAACTTGTGTTTTTTCATCATCTGGACAAGTTACCATTAAAGTTGCAGTTTCACCAACTGACTTACCTCTTATTCTTAAGAACAAAAATTCTATGTCAAATAGTGGTGATGATTTTGGGTCTATTTTACCAAATGTACAAGAGTTAACAATATCTCCTATTGCATCTGCAATAACTTTATCGTCACCAGACTCTTGTGCAATTAATAATTTCTTTTGCTCTCTAACAATAAATGGTCTGAATTTTATTTTTTCACCAGTAGATGGTAAAACCAACTCATAGGTTGGAGTTTGTAACTGTGGTAAAGCCATGATAAATTATCCTTTATAATCTAGACAACACTCTTGGTATTGCAGCTCTTATTTGCCTCTCTGCACTGTTTACCACAACCTCTTCAATTCTATCAAGTAAAGGTTTAGGTAAGTCTGCCTCATCTGTTAAGTTCTTCCAATATCTGTAACTAAAAGTCACACTTATTTTTTGTACATCTGTTGCTTGTTGTGCAGACACTGATTGTTCTGCAACTGTAGTTGGAAAACACTCTAATAATTGCACTCCATATCTTCTTTTGTCTTTTTGGTCTAATTGATGTATCTCTAACGCACCAGTATAATCATCATAGTAACCCATAGCCCAAGTCTGTGGGTTATATGAGAGTCGTTGCCAAGTTTCAAAGAATGTCTTCTCTCTCATATCAGAAGAACATCTAAACACAGCAGTGATATCTGCGTAAGAATATCCTTGTGCGATTTTTCTTATAGGGCCATAGATATTAGTGTCTTCTGTTGTATCTATATTACGGCCTGGAAAAGAGATAGATTCACATTGCAGTCCTGTTTTTCTAGTTGTTCCTTCACCAGTATTTTCTTGCATAACTTTTGCAAATATATTACCTAACGCACCTTTAGGTTTACCTCTAGTTCCTTGTGGTGGTAGTAACACAACTTCATACCTTGAGGGTAATGCATAACCATCATCAGAACGAAACTCTGCAAGTATCTCATTCATTACACCATACGCAGTTCCTTCTAAAACTTTTCCTAAATTAAATCTGGGCATTAAATCATCTTCCTTGAATCTTTCCAAACTTCTGATGCAGAAGCTTTGGAGAATCTTTGAACTGGTAATAATGTTGCAACTGTAAACTCATCTGCATCTACTCTACGAAATCTTGATTTAACTTTACCAGCAAGATATCTTTTTATTGTTGGTCTGATAAGTCTTACTCTTTTTAAATTTTGATAACTTACATTTAATCTTGTAGACTCATCAAACTTTGTGTTATTACTAAAATCTACTAATCTATCTAGTAGTTTCATTCTTAATGGTATTGGTAGATAATGTAAATTAATTCCTAAGAACCCATCATTATATTTTTCTAATGGTAACACTAAAGGAAACCTATCGTAGTATGGTAATTTCTTTTTTAACTTTGGGTCATAGAAAAACATATTCAATCGACCAAAAAATGGATTGGTTGCTTGTTTACCATCTCTGATTAAGTCTAGTGATTTAGGTGTACCAAATTCTTTGATTTTATCTCTATACCAATCAGTTGATTTTGGTCTACCTTTAGCTGCATCTACTACACTCTGAATGTATTTACTTGGAACTGCCATCTAATTTCTTTCTATTTAATAAATGTTCTTCTTCTATAGATTCCTTAGACTGTCCATGATACTCTACTGCGTAGTGGTTGTCAACCATAAATTCATTAAGTATTACCCACTTATCTAGGTATGGTTCATGTACTCTAAACTTACCAAGTATTCTTCCAAACTTACCTGACTTATCTTTTTCTGTAATAAGTGTTTGCATAGAACCAACAGGCATCAAAGTAAGAACTAAATCTTTAGCAATATTACCATACTTCTTTTCTTCTAAATCTCTGGTTCGTGATTCTGGGGTGTCTATACCATATAGTCTAATGCGTTCTTTGTGTAACCAGACACCAAAGCCCAAGTCGATATCTACATCAACTGTATCACCGTCTATTACCTTAACTATTTTACATCTGTATTCGTACATAATACTATTTATACTTCGGATTGAGATGGTCTTCAGTAAGTATCTTAAATTCCATACCTCTATTCTCACACCAATCTATTGCAGATTTCCATTTAGCTTGATTAATACCCCAAGTCTTTACTTCATTATACCATTTGCGTGTGCGTTTTTTTGGTGTTTTGATAGGTTCTTTACACTGATGTTTAGGTTTGACCTCAATAAGAAACTTCTTGACACCACCTGTGGTTTGTTCTATCTTTATATAGAAGTCTGGGAAGTATCGGTGCATTTTACCGTCCCAAGGCGACCTGTAAGGGACGATTATCTCCTCACTACCCCATTCTACAACCTTATCATTCTTATCACAATAGACCATAAACTTAAGTTCCCAAGAAGAACGATAGACAACCTGTGATGGGTCACCCTTATACTTTTTTGGGTTTTTTGGAATATATTTACCTTTATATGTCATGTCGACTAAATACCTTCATAGGAGTATTTAGAC